GCTGTGCTAAAGCTCGGCGCGAGCTCAAGAAGTATCGGCACTACGCTCGGATGGCGGGCCGTCCTTTGGCTGACCTTAAGTCGCCCTCTGTGGACGGGATGCCTAAGGCAAAGTCCTTTCAAAATGGCGTCGAAGCGTCACTTGTCGAACGGCTCGATAAGGTGATGGACGCAGAGGCCCATCTTGGGGTGATCGACAACGCCCTCGCCTTGTGCAAGTACCAAAGCAGGTGGGTGCTGTACTTTTCCTACTGCACGCCTGAAGACCTGGCACTGTGGCAAGTAGCCGAGCGAGCCGGTGCTGGCAACGTGGGTACTTTGAAGCGGCAAAAGGCGGCGGCACTACTTGAGTTCGCTGAAGCCTATCCAAACCACGAGCTGATCGTACTGAAAGATGAGACTTAGATGCTACTTTTGAGTGACTAATTTGCAACTAAGAAGGAACCACATGAATGGGATTCACTGTTATATTGATAGAGTCAGATAGCTAGGAGCAAAGCTATCCGGTCGGCGGGCTGCCGAAGGCTCGTCGATCTTTGCCTCGGTGTGTGGGCAGGGCCAAAACAAATCTACTTAAGGATGTGTGGAAAGCCTCTTATCCTCTATAGCACACAGGCTAGCAGTGGGCCGAACCGCTGTTAGTCATACGTCTCTGCGTGTGGACGCAAAAAAATCAAGGGAGGTAATTCCCCTTGAAAATCTGATGAGCGCGCAAACCGGCGGTCGGGTCAAACTGCCGCCGGCTATTGCCTCGGCACGTGGGCAACTCATACACAAGCAAAAATGTGGATGACTCCTCCTTTAGATACAGCGTGCACAGTTTTATCCTTGCGGCCGCCGGCGGAAAACGGTCAGGCCCCAGCATATACATGGCGTCGGAGCGTAGGCTTGCGGCGCTTTTATTTTGCAAACAATCGGGTGATTCCCATGAGCATGATAAAAACTAGCTGCGGATACATGACCTACCAAGAGTGGGCGATGATCTGCCGCATTAGTAAGCAAGAAGAGAGGGAGCATAAGTATGGACGTCAACGAGATGCTCGGAGTGCGAGAGTCATATCAAGCACCAAGCAAGCTGATGGAGATTCTGCGCGACGAAGGGAAGACGGACAACTCTGATGCCAAAGGTTAGACGATGCCGTGCCACTGGCTGTCATGCTATGTGTGAGGTACCGCACTGGTACTGTGCTAAGCACATAGACCAAGAGGATGCCTACCTTGAGACCAGACAGCGATGGGCACGAGGACATGAGGCCAGTTACCAGCATAAGTACAACCGAGTCAACCGTAACCGAAGTGAGGACAAGAGAGAGCAGTATGCTTTCTACAAGTCGAGGGAGTGGCAGTCGTTGAGGCGAGCAGTGCTCGACCGCGACAACCATCTTGACCAGTATGCTTTTAAAGCTGGCCTGATTGTCCAGGCTACCACGGTGGACCATATAGTCCCTATAGAAGTGGCACCAGAGCTGCGCGACGATCCCGACAATCTCATCGCTTGCACGAGCCGGACGAACCGAATCAAGACGCAGTGGGAGCAGGATTATTACGGAACCGGCGCCGCAAATCGTTTGACTGGCGCGCCGTGGATTCGCAAAGCTGCTGACCTGCCAATAAATTTTGATCCCCCCGCCCCGTTGCGAGAGTAGGAGGAGCGCACACACAGTCGTCATCTCGCATAAAAGCGTCGACTCAGAACATTTACCCCACCGGGGCTGGCCACGAATGGACGGGAGGTGATTCCGGTGGTCAAAAAGTCATGGAACGAACAAAACGGGGGTCATCTCTCTTATGACCCGCCAGCACACCTGGGAGCGATCGCGGCCGCAATGTGGCGCAAGATCGTTCCCTTTTTAGAAGTCCGAGGGAGCGACGTCCAGCGCATCGATCAGAACCTGGTCGAGATGTACTGCGCCCAATATGAGATCTACCGCAAGGCCTATCAGTCGATACGAGACGAAGGTGCCCAGGTGACGATCACGAAGTCGGTGCAGAACTCACGCGGCGAGATCATCGGCACTGACATGGTCGCAATCCGGCGCAATCCGGCTACGTCAATCTTCAACGACGCGGTGAAGCAACTCACGGCCATAGGAGGCCAGCTGGGGCTGTCTCCGAAGTCCCGGGCAGAACTAGCCGACATGGTCGGTGACGGCTCTGACACGGACGGTTTGGACGTAGCAAAGGCACTCAGTCGCTTTATGGGAAAAGAGGCTAAGCAATGACTGAAGAGATCATTGACCTGACCGAATCTCACGACGTCATTGGCGCCTATCGCAAGCGTGACTATCGGGCTATCCGTCAGAAGTACACCGATCCCGGTACTACCTACGCCTTTAGAGTCCTAGACGGCAAGATTATGGCCGGCTACATGATGCGGCTGGCCTGCTTCCGACATGTGCAAGATTTACAACGTGCCGAAGCCGAGCAAGCATACTTCCCATTCCGGTACGACCTAGACAAGACTAGCGCCATTCTGACTTTTGCGGCGATCTGCCCAGATGTCGATACTGGCGAACCTTCCAAACTGATGCTGTGGCAGAAATTCACTCTGTCTCAGCTTTTTGGTTGGGTCACTTTAGACGGCCAGAAGCGTTTCACGCGTGCCGACCTTAGCGTTGGCCGTGGCCAGGGTAAAACCTACCTGATGGGCATCTACATGTCATACAGCTTCCTGATTGAACCGTTGAGCCTGTCCAATCAGGACTTCCTAGTGTCGTCTATCAATTTCAAGCAGACCAACAAGCTCTTTGGATACATTGGCACGATGCTCAAACAAATTTGTGCTAACGAGCCCTTCAAGACACTGGCGAAGCAAGCGGGGCTTATACCACTGCTGCACGATCAGTATGTCCAGCGCACCGCCAACAATGTGTTGCGGGAGATCCCACTAGAATCCGGACAGTATGACTCGTATCACTTTACAACAGCCGTCTTTGATGAAGTCGGTGAAGTCAAGAGCCGTGATCGGATCAGCAAGATCACTACTGGCCAGGTCAAGGTACCAAATCACCAATACATCCAGATCTCAACAGCGTATCCTGATCCGTCAGTGCCGTTCCACGACGACCAAAAGATGATGCAGGAAGTCATGGAGCGTGACAGTGATCGGGCCAACGACCGGCGCTTGTGTCTGGTGTGGGCGCAGGACAGCCTGAACGAGACTTATAAGCCAGATACTTGGGTAAAGTCCAACCCGCTGCTCGATCTCAAATCGCAGTACACTACGCTTTTTGGCGGTTTGATGGACTTGCGAGACCAGATGCTGGCAACTGGCAAGGTCGCGGACTTCCAAAACAAGAACCTCAACATGTGGCTGCAAGAGAAGCAGAACAGCTTCCTCAAGCTAAGCGATATTGAACGATCTGTCGTAAAAGATTTCTCCATCCGCGGTCGCCAGGTGTATGTGGGCTTTGACTACTCGATGTTTAGCGACAACACTGCCATCGCTTTTATCTATCCATATCGCCGCGCGGATGGCACCAAGCACTGGCACGTCGAGCAGCACAGTTTCATCCCGTGGGAACGGGCTGGGTCAATCGAGGCCAAAGAGAACCAAGACGGCATCGCCTATCGGCAGTACCCGGAGTTTTGCACGATCACCAGTCACCCGCAAGGCCTAATCAATGACGACCAGGTCTACCAGTGGCTCATGGACTACGTCGAGGACAACGGCCTTGAGGTGGTCTTTTTTGGTTACGACGCTTGGGGTGCCACCAAGGCAATCAAGCAGATGGAGCTCAACACTGCCTGGCCACTTGAACCGATCCGACAACGGACTAGTGAACTTAAAGACCCGACGAAGTGGCTACAAGAGTGCTTTGTTGAGGGCACAATTGATCGTCCAGACGACCCGATCATGGCTAAAGCGTTGATGAACGCGCAGCTTTACGAGGATAAGATCGGCATCCAAGTCGATAAGGCCGCTGCTACGTACAAGATTGACGTGGTTGACGCCGTCATCGACAGCGGATACCAGGCGATGTATCACTTCGAGGACTACGCCGACATCAATGATAAGTCACAGCAGGTGGATCGGATGACGCAAGAGCAAGTCAAAGAATGGTTCTTAAGCCAGCATGGAGGAGGTGAATCGGATGATCTTTAAAAAACTAGCTGCCACTATCTGGCACCTGGCCGATGTATTGTGCTTTATTCTTGCCCTGGTGGCTTTGTGTGCAGGGGCCTATCAATTTGGCCTGGGGTGGTTTTATATCGCTCTGGCGGCCTCTCTGGCCTTCCTGGGCTGGCTGTGTGAAATGGTCGCCGGCCAGAAGGGAGGTGATGAATAATGCCGATTTTCAATGTGAAAAACAAAGCCGCGCCGTTTGAACCGGTCAGCAACAATTTCAGTGACGTAATCAACTTCGCGGTCGCTAACAGTACAGGTGCGAGCGAATATGTGAGCGCCGACACGGCGCTACACAACTCGGATATCTACTCAGTCGTGATGCAGCTTGCTAGCGATCTTGCGACGGTCAACTATCGGGCTACCAGTACACGCATGGACGCCTTTGTCGACAATCCGAGTGCGACCAGCAACGGGCACTCGTTCTGGACCGCAGTGTTTGCACAGCTATTGCTATCTGGCGAGTCTTTTGTCTATCGCTGGCGCAACATCAATGGCGCTGATCTGCGATGGGAAGCGTTGCGGCCGTCACAGGTGCAAGCTTTCTTGCTCAGCGATGGCAGTGGCCTGATCTACAATCTGGCCTTTGACGAGCCGGATATCGGTTTGATGGAGGCTGTACCGGCAACAGACTTGCTACACTTCCGCTTGCTGTCGAAAAACGGAGGTATGACTGCAATCAGCCCGCTGTCCGCGCTTGCCAACGAGCTCAACATCAAGAAAGCCAACAATAAGCTGACACTCGATGCACTGAGCCAAGCTGTGACGGCACCGGGCGTCTTGAAAGTCAACAAGGGCGGGCTACTTAACGCCAACGAAAAGGCAGCACGCTCGCGTGAGTTCATGCAACAGCAGTCAACCAGCAACGGCGGCCCAATCGTGTTAGATGACCTTGAGGACTACACGAAGCTGGAAGTCCAAAGCAACGTCGCTCAGCTACTCAGCCAAACGGACTGGACGGCTAAGCAAATCGCTAAGGTTTACGGTATCCCCGACACTTTCGTCAACGGCCAAGGTGACCAGCAGTCGTCTGTCGACCAGATAACAGGGATGTATGTCAAAGCACTGAACCGCTACGCGCAAAGCGCCATTAGTGAGCTCAACGTCAAGTGCCGCGCTGACTTCGAGGCTGACCTGTGGCCGGTGATCGACCCGATGGGCAGTAACTTTGCCTCTAGCGCTATCAACATGCGTAAGGGTGGCTTGCTGGACAACAAGCAAGCTGTTTGGCTGCTCAAGCACACTGGATATTTGCCTGATGACATGCCTGATGCCAAGGTGGCACCTGTGCCAGTGGTAGATGAACCTAAGCCTGACGAAGATCCAACGAAGGGAGGTGAAAATGAATGATCAATATCGATATCAAGGGCGACGTTGTCGATGATGGCAGCGGCGCCTTTTATGATTGGCTCGGCATGCCATGTGCGCACCCGTCCGCTATCAGTACCGCACTTGCAGTAGATGATGGCGACGATGTGACGGTCGATGTGGCTAGCGGCGGCGGTGATGTCTTTGCGGCGTCTGAAATTTACACGATGCTCAAAAATCACGCGGGCACAGTCACGATTAATATCCAAGGACTAGCGGCTTCCGCAGCTTCTGTGATTGCGATGGCCGGCGATAAGATCACCATGAGTCCAACGGCCATGATGATGATCCACAGGGCTTCCACCGTTGTCGCTGGCAATTCTGACGACCTCAACGCTAGTGTCGACATGCTCGATACTGCTGACCAGGCGATCGCATCCGCGTATGAAGCAAAGACTGGCATGGCACAAGGCAAGCTACTTGACTTGATGGCAAAAGAGACCTGGATGACCGCTAAGGATGCTGTCTCCAATGGCTTTGCCGATGAGGTGATGGTCTTTGACGACTCGCAACCACAGGTCACTAACGCGACCGGCACAGCGATCCCAAAGGCCGGCCTCAACAAGCTGGCCACATTACTGATCAAGGCCGACGAGCTGCCAAAAGCTAAGGCGCCAACGCCCGAACCAAAGATGGCACCACAACCTATCGAAAACAACAAGCCTATGCCAACTCTGCGTGATGCGAAGCTGGCTATTTTAATGGGCAAAACCCAAAAGGAGGGCTAACTAATGCCAAAAACAGTAAACGAACTCAACGACGCGTGGATCACCGCGGGCCAAAAGGTCGAAGACCTTAACGCTAAGCTCAACGTCGCCGCTTTGGACGATGATTTTAGCAAGGAAGCTTTTGACAAGCTCAAGGCAGATCGTGACCAAGCGCGTGACCAACGTGACGCCTTGAAAGACCAAGTGGCCGAAGCGCGTGCCGAAGAAGTGGCTGCGATGCAGGACAAGGACAAACATCCACTCGACAAGGGTGAAAAGGACTTGAAGGCGGGCTTTATCAAGAACTTCAAGGCCATGATGAAGGGTGATCAAAAGGTCATGGATATGATCACCTCTGACACCGACGAAGCCGGCAACGCCATTGGACTGACAATCCCGCAAGACATCGAGACCGCAATCAACCTCCTGAAGCGCCAATTTGACGCTTTGGAGCAGTACGTCACCGTCGAAAGCGTCGGCACCTTGAGCGGCTCCCGCGTGTATGAAAAGTGGTCTGACATCACGCCGCTGCAAAAGATCGACGAAGCTGGCAATATTCCAGACAACGACGATCCAAAGCTGCACTTGGTCAAGTACCTGATTGCTACCTACGGCGGAATCACCACCATCACCAACTCTTTGCTCGCCGACACTGCGGACAATCTGATGGCTTGGCTTGAAGTTTGGATTGCCAAGAAGGTCGTTGCCACTCACAACGGTGCAATCATCGCTGCATTTGGTTTGCTCAAGAAGTACGACGGCAAGCTTGAAAACTTTGACGACATCAAGACTCTGATGAACAAGGCCATTGACCCTGCGCTCAAGAGCACATCCAGCTTCATGACCAACACCTCCGGCTTTGACATCTTGTCTAAGGTCAAGGACGCGGAAGGCCGCTACTTAATCACCGAGCCTGTCACTCAACCGGACCAGCATGTCATCGGTGGCAAGCTAATCCACGAAATTGCCGACAAGTCCTTGCCTGACAACGCCGATGGGTCTCACCCACTTGGCTACGGCGACTTCAAGGAAGCTGTCACCTTATACAACCGTCAAAACACTAGCTTACTATCCACCAACATCGGTGCTGGTGCCTTCGAGACCAACACGACTAAGGTCCGTGTCCTGGATCGTTTCGATGTGCAGGTCACTGATGACGAGGCCGCGGTTTGGACTAGCTTTACTGCCATCGCTGACCAAACTGGTACCGACCCAAAAGCGTAGCGCCAGCCTCTAACCCGGCTACCGGTCTGGCGATGAGCCAAGCCACAGCCTCGATGAAGGTTGGCGACACGAAACAAGTAACAGCTGCGGCCACACCAGCAGGCGCTGACGACGAAGCAGCAGTAAACGGTGCGATCACTTACGCTTCCAGCGATGAGACCATCGCCAAGGTAGGCACTGATGGCACCATCACTGCGATCGCCGCAGGCACGGCCACGATCACTGCCACCAGCGGCGCCTTTACGGCTACCGTCAAGGTGACTGTCGCGGCAGCGGCTTAGGCGGTGATTGCTGATGGCGACAATCGAGCAGCTTAAAGCCTCACTGCGACTGATGGACACTGGTGACGCTGCTTGGGACGCTACTGTCAATGCGCAGCTTCAAGGGTACCTGGACGCGGCTACAAGCTACGTCAAGGATGCCGTGGGGTGCGATGACGGTTTTGCCACTGACGCCGCCAACGAGTCGCTGTTTGACGTGGCTATCATTGCAATCGCCGGGGCGTATCAGCAGAACCCAGTGGCGGTTGTGGCGGGATCGGCAATGGTCAGCGTCAACCTGGTCGCCAACTCAATCATCGCGCAGCTGCGTGGCAGATGGGAGGTGAGCCAGGATGGTACAACTAGCGACACCGGTCCGACTGGATCGACTGATCCAGCTGGGAGCGATGAAGACCGACTATAACGCCGAGGGCGTGCCAGTTGACACCTTCGCTCCCAAACGTCAGACGCTTGCTGGTCCCTGGGCGCGAACCATGCTCCAACAGTATCAAATCGCTGGGACAAGTCGCGAACGCACAGTCATGTATGTGGTGCGTCATATGCCGCCTGGCGCGTATGAAGGTGTGACTCATGTGACTATGCCAGGCCACACTTACGAGCTTACAGACGTGCAATCTGAGCCCGTGCCAGGGCCTCGCGCTTACGACTTGCTGACTCTTTTGGAGGTGACCAAGCGTGGCTAATGACGCAGACATGGACTTTGGCGACGCACTCAACGAGTGGCTGCGCCAGGTTGACGCCTATGTGACCTTATCAGCGGCAGAACGGGGAGAGATCACCGAAGCAGGGGCCAAGGCTTATGCCGAGGTCCTCAAAGAGATGACGCCGCGCTCCGACATTGATTACAGCAAGGGCCGCCACTCTGCCGGTCACGCGACCAAGCGAAAACGCGGACACCTTGCCGACTCAATCACATACAAGGGCGGCTTCACCGCTGACAATCTCAACACCGGCGACACCGATGTTGGCTACGACAATCATTACTTCGACTTTCTGGCCCGTCTGATCAGCGACGGCCAAAAGAAGATGAGTGCTAAAGAGCTTGCCAACACACACTTTACTGATCGCGCCCAGGAGGCGGCCAAAGAACGCGTCTACGCGGCCATGAAGGCCAAATATGACGAGTTGCACGGAGGTGGTAGCACATGAGCACAGTCACTGATGCGCAGGCTGTCATCGGCACAATCGACGGTGTTGACGGCGTGTATCCTAACATGTTGCCAGGCCCAGTGGCAGACGATACGGCAAAGACTGTCATCCTGCTCACCGAGGCAACCGGTGAATCGCCGGACGAGTATGGCAGCGACAAAGCGACCCGCTTCAGGCGAGCCGTTGCAGTAAACATCTTTTATGGTCTCTCCAAGTCCGACCAGGCGTCGGCAGTGGAAGAGGCCATTTTTAATGCCTTCGAGGCGGCCGGATGGGGTGAAATCTATTCGGCACCACATACCTTCGACCCGTCGACGGGCCAGTATACGAAGGCCTTTCAATTCGCAAACACAAAGGAGAGATAACTATGGAATTACGAGGCTTAGCTGACTTCATCCTCGCCCGGTACGACGAGAATAACAAGCTAGTAACCGATACGATCGGCGGGGCCGTTGACGGCCTCTTTACTGTCGATCTGGCAAGCTCTTTAGGTGCCACGCAGGCCAACATCACCAACTTAAGCATCACCCCTGAAAAGGTCTACGGGTCTAACGCAGTTGCTGAGCAAACAGTCGGCGTCATCCAGCCGTCTGTCGCCTTGGCAGCTAACGACATCCCACATTTGGTGTATGACACCTTCGTGGGCTTACAGGCCGACCAGACTAACGGTGGGATGGCTGCCAAGTCTGGTGCAACTGTCACGGGTGGCTTAATCGTCCACTCGCAGCATCGCTCCGGGGTTGACCTATATATGGCCTTCCCAATGGGAATCTTCACCCCTGGTGAAATGAACTTGCAGACCAACCAGCAGAACCCGACGATCGTGCACGACGCGCTGACCTTCAGTGTGCAAGCACGTGCGAGTGACCAACTGGTATATCAGAAGTTCTACTCTGACGAAGAGAACTTCGACTACGAGAAGATGCTGGCCTTCATCTTTGAAGGATACACCCCAAAAGCGTAGCGCCGACGACGGTAGCAGTGACGGGCGTATCGCTCGATAAGACCACTGCAACCGTAGCAGTCGGCGCGACTGTACAGCTTAAGGCGACGCTAGCACCTGCTAACGCCACGAACCAGGCTGTCACGTATAAATCCAGCGACACCGGCATCCTTACTGTGGATAACGCGGGCAAGGTGACAGGCGTAAAGGCTGGGTCCGCAGACGTCACGGCCACGAGTGCCGATGGTGGCAAGACCGCAAAAGCAACCGTAACTGTGACGGCCGCCTAGGCTTAGTCACTTGCAGGGTGGGCGTGGAGGCATAAAAGGAGAGATCGATTTTGAATGAAGATTATGTAGAGATTGACGCTAGTGTGATCGGTGAGAAGAAACCTATCAAGGTACTAGCCAGCCAAGGCGCTTATCGCCGCGCAATGACTATGCTGCGTGACTTGGCTAAGGCCGAAGTTGACCGGCAAGATCAAAAAGCGCCAGACGACGCTGACGAGGATGCACTGGCTGTGACGATGCTCAACGATTTAGACACCCAGCTGGATCTTATGGACAAGATGAATCAGTACGTAATCAGCACACTTAAGCTGAATCAAAAGCAGATGACGGCGCTGGACTCTATCTCGATGAATGCGGCTGCTGACTTCGCACGCGATGTCGCCGGTCAGGTCATGGGGATGGAGTCCAGTCAAAAGGCGACTGAAGACGACCAAAAAAGTGACGCCGTATCAGTATCTCGATGAGTTAGATGGCATGATCGAGGACTTCGACTACAACGAGCAACAGGCGATGACCAACTTTGGCATCATGCCTGATGTGTACGAAGCCGCTGGTTACAAGCGCATGAACGAGTTGATGCAGGCACGGCCACGTGATAAGCGTCCGGTCGACGCTTTCGAGTGGATGGACTCCCTTGGTAGAAAGAGTGGTGGTAAGTAATGGCAGGCAAAGTACCAGCGGGTACCTTCAACACGCGAATCGGTCTCGACACCGATCAACCTGAGAAGACAATGAAGCAGCTACGCACCGAAGTCAGTGCGCTGACAAGCGAGTGGCGAGCCCAATCGGCACAGCTCAAGTCAGCTGGTGACTCGCTTAGCGCGGCAAACGTCAAATACGAAGGCCTGACCGCCTCCGTCAAACACCAAGAAGAGTACATCTCTCGACTACGAGCTGAGCAAAGCAAGCTTGACACCTCGACAAATCGGGGTGCTGAAGATTTTGCCAAGCTCGAAAAGCAGATCGGCACCGCATCCACACGCTTGCAGTCTATGACCTCGCAGCAGCAACGGGCTAAGGAGTCAGTTGACTTCTACAAGAGTGGCCTGGCTGATGCAGAACATGAGCTGTCGCGGATCTCCGAGACCTCTCGCTCTTATGTGACCCGCTTGCAAGCAGAAGGCAAGCAGACCGAGGCCAACAAGCGCGAAGCTTCCGACCTGGGCGATCAGCTCTCCAAGATGGAACGGATCTACCGGCTCCAGTCCAACGAACTCAACAAAATCGCAGACGCTAGCGGCAAGTCTTCCGAGGCCTACGCAAAGCAGGCCATCCGGGTCAACGAAACTGCTACGAAGATGGCACAAGCTAAAACCCGCATGGGCGAGCTCAACGACGCTATCTCCAAGGCCAACCCTACGGTCTTTACGCGCTTGCGCACGGCCGTAGCCGGGACCAACAAAGAGGCGGAGAAGACACCGGGGCTTTTTAAGAAGATCGTTACCGGCGGCCTGGTCACCAACGCGATCACGGCCGGCTGGACAGCACTCACTGGGACTTTGAAGGAAACCTTGAAGTCTGGCCTTGAGCTTAACGAGGCGGGCGAGACGCTCAAAAACACCTGGTCAGCGATGGGTAAGTCGGCAAACGACATCCAAATCCTTAGCGACCAGATGAGCTACTTGCGGGCGAAGACTGGTGATAGTGCCGGCGAAGTCAACGTGCTTCAACGCACACTTGACACGCTCACAAGCGGCAACACCCAAAAGACTGTGATGCTGACCCAAGGGCTTGCAGCTGTCGGTACGGCTAGTCACCTTAGTGGCCAGCAAACCGACGGCTTAGCTAAGGCCCTGACCCGGGTGATCGCTAGCGGCGACCTGACGACCGGCTCACTGGCACGGCTTGAAAAGGCTGCGCCGACACTCGGTGCCCAGCTATCTAAGGCGGCCGGCGTGAGCCAGGCTTCCTTCAACAAGATGGTGGCTGACGGTAAGATCTCGTCCGCTGACTTTATGAACCTGCTCTCCAAAGTCGGGACGACCAGTAACGACGTCTTTGATCGCTTTGGCAAGACCTCCGAAGGTGCACTCGCACAGCTATCCGGCGGTTGGCTAAGCATCAAGGCTAAGATGGCCGCGCCACTGCTCGACGTCAAGAACTCGGGGATGTCCTCGCTGGCTAGCATCCTGACCTCTAAGGTCGTGCAAGATGCAGCGACAACGCTTGGTACCGGCATCGCGAAGATCGCCAACTATGGCGAACAGCTACTGGAGTACATCAGCAAGCACAAGACCGACGTAACCGGTATCGCGACCGACCTGTGGGACATCGCGAAGATCGCTGGCGGTGAAGTCTGGTCAATCTTTAAGGGCATCATCAGTGACGTTGCGGGCTTCCTCGGTGTCGGCGGCAAGAACGCGAAAGACATGAAGGATCCACTGGGGACGATCCACGATATCCTCGACAAGATCGTAGCAAACAAAGAAGGCATCCGGGACGCCGTAAAAATCGTCCTGAGCCTGTTTGCAGCAAAAAAAGCGTTAACCTTCGCTGGGAGCATTGTCCGTGTGATGTCAGTGCTGAAAGATCTGACTAGTGCAGGCATCATCTCGCGAGTAAGCAGCTTAGTCAGCAAGCTTGCACAAGTTGGTACCGGGACATCCGCAGTAGCTAATGCTGTTGGCAACCTGAACGTTCCTACTTCAGGTGTTGCAACGACGGTAGCGTCTACAACGTCAAGGGCTGGCTCTTCGCTGGCTAAGGTTGGCAATACAGCTGGTGTTTTGGCGGGTGCTGGCGCCGTTTTTGATGTTGGTGGCTCAATTGCCACCGCACTTGTCAGTAACAGCACTACGGCTAAAGTTAAGGCTGCTTCTAAATCCACTGGCGCCGTCATTGGCGGCGGTATCGGCGCGGCTTTAGGATCAATAATTCCAGGCGCTGGTACTGTTGCTGGGGCCGGTATAGGGGCAGCAATTGGTGACGCGCTTGGTAGTACAAAGACCGCTCAAAAGTGGGCTAATTCTATTCACGACACGATCAAGAAGGCAACTGCTGGCATCAAGATCAGTACACCAAAGATCAGCACTGACGACAAGGCACTTGGCACTCAGTTCGAGAAGTATGCCAAGGCGCTGAGCAAGAAGATGGTCGTATCGATCTCGACTGATCCTAAGTCGCTTGCTAAAGCGTCTGCGTCGGTGTCGAGTACCTACACCAAGATGCAAAAGTCGGTCGATAGCTACTACAAAAAGAAGGAAGCCAGTGCCGCCGCCGACCTAAAAAAGCTAGTCGTCAATGGTTCTATGACTCAAAAACAAGCCGATGCACAGATGGCTAAGCTCAAGAAGACTGATGCAGCGGAAGCAAAATCTAAGAAGTCCGCATATGCCGACATGCAAAAGTCGGCTACGTCTTACTATGCTCAAGCTATCAAGATTGCCAATGGTAACACCACAAAGCTGCAAGCGATCGCTAAGAAGGACGGAAAGAATTCCGCTGCTTACGAAAAGGAGAAAAATAAAGAGCTTCTTGCCGCTTACAAGAGTTATGCTGCTATCTACGTCAAGCAAGAAATGTCCAGCAACTCTAAAATCACTTCCACGGTGCAAAAAGGCGCTCAACAGCAGACCAAATTACTGCAAAAACTTACTAAGGATAAAGGCAAGCTTTCTATTACCCAACTTAACAACACGGCAAAAAATGCCAAAGCCGAGTACAATGCAGCGGTCAAACCTGCACAACAAGCACGCGACCAAATCATTGCCGCAGCCAGCTCCAAGTACAAATCAACCGTTGCAACAGCGAAAAAAGAATACAAGGACAATGGCACAATCTCTAAGGCACAGTACAATGATATCGTCGCCAAGGCTAAGGCACAGCGCGACGATGTAGTGACAGCCGCCGGCGATCAATACAAAAAGACCACCAAACACGCAAGCAACCAATATGGTTCCGTCAAAAGTGCTATTGAGAAGCAAAAGGCTACTGCCATTGCTAATCAGCAAGCACAAATGTCTGGTGTAACAGGATATGCTTCATCACAATCCAAGGCGGTTGTTGGTCACGCGACGACGCAAGCTAACAGTTCTATGAAAGCTGGGCATGCACAGGCATCTGGGACACACAGCATCTTTAGCGGTTTGGGTACCTGGTTTAATAAATTCCTTAAAATGCTCGGTGGCAGCCAGGTTAGCATCTCTAAGGCTAGCTATGGCTATACGCAAGTCGGTGGCTTAGCATACGCCAACGGTGGTAGCGTGATAGGATCGTCTAAGGCCCTAGTTGGTGAAGCCGGCCCCGAACTGAGGTACAGCCCATACAGTAGTACCGTGGATCTTCTGGGGGCCCATGGTGCGGAGTTTGCTTCGGTGAAGTCAGGCGAATATATTTTAAACGCCGATGACACTGCAAAACTGTTAGCTGGTAACTACGGCAAGACTTTGCCGGGGTATGCTGCAGGAACATCAACACTTGCTAGCTTCTTAGCCAAGGTGAAATCTGGTGCTTCTAGTATTTTTGACAAGGTTAGCGATGCCGCGTCCAGTGCGTTTGATGCGATTACTCATCCGCTTGACACGTTAAAAAAGTTAGCGGATGGGATCTTTAATATCAGCAGCGTGTCTGGAGTAGGCTCTGCACAACGGTCTATCTCTGGCGACATGCGAGATAAAAGTGTTAGCACGGTTGCTAACGCCTTTGCCAAACTAAGAAAGGCGTTTGATGACGGAAACGACAGTAGTAGTGCAGCAGAACCAAAAGGAAGCGGTGTGCAACGGTGGAAGCCTGATGTTATCAAGGCTCTGAAGAAGAATGGCTTCGACGCTACGGCTGGCCAAGTGGCCGCCTGGCTCCGAGTGATCGCCCGTGAGTCTAATGGTAATCCACGCGCTCAAAATAACTGGGACTCCAACGCCAAAAAAGGTATTCCGTCAAAGGGCTTGGTCCAAACGATCGAGCCTACCTTTAACGCCTTCAAATTCCCGGGCCATGGCAACATCTTCAATGGCTATGATGACCTGCTGGCCGGGATCAACTACATGAAACACATCTACGGTACTGGAAACTCTGCTTTTGCCCGTGTCTCCGGTAGCGAGGGCTACGCCAACGGTGGCTTCGCCAGTGTCCCTTCAATCTTCGGTGAGGCTGGTCTAGAAGCGGCAATCCCTATGTCGTCGCTTAAGGCATCTCGTGGTTACGAGATGCTGGGCAAGACAGCTGCTGCAATGGCTGCACGGGATCATATGACGAGCGATGGTAGCTCGGATCTCGGAGACAAGCTGGATAAGCTGATCGTGCTCATGACTGCAATGGTCAATGGCGGCGGCGGTCAGCCTGGTCAAACCGGTTTTGGCGTCTATATCGACGGCCAAGAGCTGGCACACTCGATCGTCAAGCCGCTGCAAAACGAAACTAACCGTGCTAAGCGGCTGAACGCACGCGCTAAGGGGGCGACTACGTGGTAAAATTCAGTATCAAATTTAATGGCGTTGAGCTGACCCAGTGGCTCGATGGCGTGATCTTAGTCAATCGCAACCTAGGACAAAACCGCCTAGCGACGATCGAGAAGGTGGGGCGCGCAAACGGTAAGAAGCTGCGATACACCTCCGCCGAGGAGACCACGATCCAGATCACCGGACTCATCATGACGGACGCGGTGCGCAAGCGCCACGATCTGGCGGGTGCGATGAGCACTCCTGGAACTGCGCGGCTTATCTTTGGGGATGAGCCAACCGTTTACTATGACGCGATCGCTGATCAGCAATCGACGCTCGATGAGGCCTACTACGACAACCGCGTGCTGCTAAATTTCATCGTGCCTGATGGTCTGGCCCACTCGCTCGACCTGTCGGAAGCGACGGGCCCGTCTGGTGCAAGCATTCCGCTCCGATCAGTCGGCACCTTCCAGTCCCCGCCGGTCTTAACCGCCACGATGAATGGCGATAACGGTCTGGTAGGCTGGGCTAACGATCAGGGTGGCGTGCTGCAGTTTGGCTCTAGTGAAGAGCTAGACGGCAAGCAGCACGATGACTCTGAGACTGTCTTCCATTACGATCTCAAGTCAGCACCGACAGGGGTCACACTCAACGCTGGCCACATCAACTACCCTTACTATCTTGGGGACTCTAGCAAGCCTAATCGGCAGGCTGGGTCCTTTTCTTATACCTTGAATCCCGACGCTGCTACGCCGCAACTTACACGGTCTACGTCCGATCACTACTGGGCTGGTCCGTCTATGTCTGGCACGATTCACGCCAACTCGCAGGGCAACAGCAAAGGCAACTGCTTGTGGGTCAACCGCTTCAATGCGACGACTAACGCGCCTGCAACAGGGCGAATTGAATTCAACCTCACGAGCGGGTCAACGGTGGTGCTGGGGATGACGGTGCGCGATTCAAATTACAGCGCTGACGGTCTAGAGCTAGATGCGCAGTTTGAGGGCCGGCCGCTCTTCACGATGGACCTCGATCGACGCCAATTCACCAACGGAATGTTTGAGGCCAAGATCGGCAAGCTAGGTAACCAGGTCACCTTTACGCTAAGCAAGGTGCAGAAACTGACCGCTGCCGGTGTCAACGCCTCGGCCGTCCTGACCAAGGTCTTTAACATCGACACTCTGGGGGCAACCCCGATCGATGGCTGGACTGTATGGACGCCAGGTTTTGCCGACAAACTGGGATGGACGATCAACTGGTCGGACAGCATCTTCCAGTGGGTCAATGTGGACTTCTGGCAAGACCTGCCAAACCGCTTCAAGCTGGGCGACGTGGTGGTCGCTGACGTGGCTCACCAGATGGTCTACGTCAACGGCGTGGCAGCACCAGACTTACAGGCGGTCGGCAATCAATGGGACAGCTTTTATATACAGCCTGGCGACAACAGCATCATGCCGCTGGCTTCTAGCTGGGCCCAGGCTTTTGATGCGCAAATCGAATGGAGGGAGGCGTATGTCTGATGGATTTTTACTTTACTGATCGCAGCTTTAACTACTTGGGCACTGCAAACGCAGGCGGCAAGAGCGGCGACTTCTTCATCACGGACGACGAAGACCACGAGTACGCCTCGACCGCCGTAGGGCGCACGTACTCCGGCAATCTCAGGTGGTTTGATGATGACCTGGCGACCAAGGCTAAGACCATGGCAGCGCTCGGCAACTTCTTGCTCTACAAGGATGAGAAGGGCGACTACCTCTTCATGACGATCGCAGAATGGACCAGCGCCGACATCAGCAATGGGTCGATCCAGTTTGTCGCCGAAAACGGCGGTATCGACCTGATTAACGAAACGGTCAACGCCTATACCGCCAGCGGCCCCATGACGGCCGCCCAGTACATCGAATACTTTACGACCGACTCTGGTTTCGAGATCGGCGTCAATGAAATCCCGTCTCTGGCCCGCACCTTGAGCTGGGACGGTGACGATGACACGGCCCTAACCCGCATTGAGTCGGTCGCCACCCAGTTCGATAACGCGGAGCTGAAGTTCCGCTTTGATGTGACGGGCACGCGGGTGATCAGCCGCTATATCGACATCTATAAGCATATCGGCGCCGACAAGGGTCAACGCCTGGAGGTCAACACACACTTGAACTCGATCACCGTGACAGGCAACATTTATGACCTGTACACGTCGATCACAGGCAAGGGCGCAGCACCCGAGGGCAAAGAGACACCGGTGACGCTAGAAGGCTATAAGTACACCGATCCAGACGGGCGCTACGTGCTGTCTGGCCGGACGCTCAAGGACACTGTAGCCAACCAGAAATGGTCCCGTTTCATCGACCCAAATCTGGCGACTAAGGGCGGCTACGTCAACCGCGACATCAGCTACGAGGCGACCACTCAAGCCACGCTCTTTCAGTCCATGCTGGCAGACCTCAAGAAGGCCGTCGAGCCCGTCTACAACTACGACGTCGATATCGTCGAGTTGCCTAGCGGCGTCGAGATTGGCGACACGATCCACGTCGTCGACGAAGTCCAGCGACTCAATCTCTCCACGCGTCTGCTTGAGCTGGTGACATCCTATGCCGATGGCACTCACACCGCAACGCTTGGCGACTACATGATTGAGCAGAGTGAGATCGATCCGCAGCTCCAGAAGCTGGCAGCTGATCTCGAAGCCGTCAAGAGTCAAAGCAAGTTCTACCCATGGGTCCGCTACGCCGACGATGACCAGGGCACCAACATGTCCGTCTTACCAGCTGGTAAGACTTACATGGCTACGGTATACGGGGCGACGGCAGTGCCGAGCGACGACCCTTCCGCCTACGCTGGGATGTGGATCAAGGTGCGCGGTGCAACCGGTGCACCTGGTGATCCCGGCAAGGATGGTAAGTCTTCTTATACGCATATTGCCTATGCGCAGTCCAGCGATGGCAAAACCGGCTTTAGTACAACAAATGCAGTGGATGCCACTTACATCGGTCAGTATGTGGATGACAGTCCAGATGACTCGACGGACCCCGCTAAGTACACCTGGGCGCTTTTCCAGGGGCCCAAAGGCGATCGAGGTGACCCTGGCAAGAACGCTACAGAGGTCACGACCTTCAGCAGCGGCACGTCGTTGCCGGACAAGGTACCCATTGCTAACAGCCGGTTCTGGCTGACCGACGATAAAGGCGTTGCAATCAAGTTCTATACGTCAGATGGAACGAATTGGGTTGAACAGCAGATATCTGCATCTAACATCGCCGCGCCCACTTTTGATGGATTGACCTTTAACGGCGTTACTTTTAATGGCTCGAAGTTCGTTTCATCGTTTTCGGAAGTTCAACCGGAGGGAGCCACGTTTGCGGTTCACGGCACCTCGACACTTGAAAGTGGTGCTTTGAGCACAATCGCTTATAGCGACACTGATAACTCTCTTTACTCGACAACGTCGCTCACACCGCTGGGACTTGATTCTATCTCCTATTCTGGCGGAGTCAAGTTTGACACGATCAGCATCAAAAATGGTCAGATGATGCTGGGAGGCTTGTATAAAAAGTCCGCATCAGATGCCCCGGTTTGGGAGTCTGGGACGCTAACACCTGCACAGTTGCTGGCAATGATGCGGAGCGGCCTCTTAGCCTGGCAAGGGACGATTTACCCCCAAGCGGGCGACGTGGCGACAATGTCGGTCAATCTTGATCAGACTTTTTCGGGCTGGTTAGTTGAATGGCAATACTTCAACTCCGGTCGTCAAGACAGTCACTATAACTACACGCTCGTGCCCAACATTTGGACGACGTACCACGCGAGCCGTGACTTAATGGCACAGCTGTCTATGCCGGGCATAGGGACGTTCTTTAAGCAGCTGATCGTGACTAACACGCAGATCACCGGTGTGGCAGCTAATAACTCAGGCACTCAGTCACCTAAGGCAGTCATGAGTAGGGTATTTGCAGTATAGGAGGATAAAATGGAAACCAAAGATAAAATCAAAGTGCTGTTCAGCATCGACGCTGATGGATATATCATTGGCTACCAGCAAGAGTTTTGGGATGGTAAAGAATGGGTAGCCCCATTTGACACTAGTGAGGCAGTCGAGGTGGCGCCCGCCGATCTGGCAAGTATCTGGTTAGGGGCCTCAAAGGTATCAGCGGATGGCATTATAACTACTGATGAAGACAAGCGGGTAGAGCTTGAAGCCGAAGCTAATAAGGTGATTCCCACTCCTGAGCAGCAGATGATCAACGCACTGGGCTTGCAAAACGCGCAATTGGCGGCACAAGTCACCGCGCTCACAGAAAAGTTAGGGGGCGAGAGCTGATGCGGGACTTTGTAAAACAGATGTACGCGTGGGGTTGCCCGATAGAGGGCTATGTAGAATCTGGAGCAATCACGTCTGATGAGTATAAACAAATTACCGGTAACGACTACGCCGCTGGGGCAAATGCCTAGCGGTATTTTTGTGGAAGGAAGTGAAATGATGTGAATTTTTTAGGTTATGGAATTGGCGATTGGGTAGGGCTTGCAACTTTAACCGCTACACTGGTTAGCCTGTGTAGTTGGCTATTCAAAAAGATTGCACTGGATCCGTTGCGAGAAGATATTAAAGATTTGGGCTTTAAGTTTGACCAAAGGTTCCAGAATGAGGAGAAAGTAATTGATGACATTCTGAATACGCAAAAGGTTCATAGTCAGGAACTGGGGAGCCATTCAACTAGGCTTACCCGTTTGGAAGACCACGTAGGAATCAAAGGAGAAGATAACCATGAAGATTAATTGGAAAGTACGAGTATTGAGCGTCAAGTTCTGGCTGGCCTTAGTGCCGGCTATTTTATTGCTTGCGCAAGCTGTGGCTGCCCCTTTTGGATATAAGTGGGACTTTGCCAACCTAGGCACGCAACTGACCGGCATCGTCAATGCGGTATTCGCGGTGCTGTCAATTCTTGGTGTGGTCACTGACCCGACTACTGCCGGCGTGACTGACAGTGCCCAGGCACTGACTTACACCACACCTAAGAAGGAGGACAAGTAAAATGACCTTGAACGGTATTGATATCGCCAACTATCAAGCTGGAATCCCCAAGATGCCTGGTGATTTTCGCATCGTAAAGGCGACCGAATCAAGCACTTACACCAACCCGGCACTGGCCGACCAGATTGCCAAAGCACCGGCGCTATTAGGATTCTACCACTTTGCCTCAAACGGTAATGTGCAGGCTGAGGCCGATCATTTCTTAGCGACTATTAAGCCGTATATCGGCAAAGCTATGCTTGTCTTGGACTACGAACCAGCTCGGCCATCAGTCGCGTGGGCTAAGGCGTGGTTGGATTATGTCTATGCCAAAACTGGTGTGCGGCCGATCATCTACATGTCACTTGCTGTCGAAAACGCCTACGACTGGTCAAGTGTGGTCAAAGCTGGTTACGGTGTATGGATTGCCCAATACAACAACTACAATACGGTCAACGGCTATCAGCCACGTGATTTATACGGCACGCTCAAGCGCTGGCCAAGTATGGCAATGTTCCAATACACCTCATCTGGCCACCTGTCAGGTTGGGGTGCATCATTGGATTTCGACGCTTTTTACGGTGATAAGTTGGCGTGGGCCAAGTATGCGGCAATCAGCGGCAAGCCTGTGGCAACCGTCAAAGCTTCCACTCCTGCTGTTGTCAATCACACAGCACGCGCTAAGGTTGCTGCTAAAGTCAACGTCACCTATGAGCTACACCAGCAAGGTGCTGGGTGGCTTGGCGCTGTCACCAATTTCAACAACAAAAACTCCAATGGTTTTGCGGGCAATCCAAACCACAAGCATGATGCGCTTTGCATCAAGGTGAGCCACGGGACAATCAAATACCGCGTTCGTGTGATCGGTGGCGAGTGGTTGCCGTGGGTCACCGGCTACAATCATAAGGACGCTGTCAACGGCTATGCTGGCACACTCGGCAAGACCATCGACGCTGTCGAAATGATCTACATTACGCCAGCGGGCGAAGCTTACAGCCAAGCTTACTACCGGTCACAAACGACCACACAAGCCGGTTGGTTGCGGACCGTCTGTGATGATGGCCGTTCGGTTGCTGGGTTGACCGACAATTACGCCGGGAACTTCGGTCAACCGTTGGATCGCTTGCAGATCAAAATTGGGACTAGCAATCCATTTTAGCTCATTAAAACTCATCACAGCTCATCAACGGCTCACTCCTTCGGGGGTGGGCCTATTTTTGTGCCCCTCTTTGTGCCACTTTTGACACTTTTTTAATTTTATTTGCGCCAAATGTGGCACATTTTAAAATTTGGTGGTATACTAGGTTCATCAAGTAAGGAACGTAATCCAAGGAGGAAATCATCATGAGCAAAGCACAACGTCAACAACGCGAAGAATCGGCCGACGTCATGCGTTGGGCCCACGAATACGCCCATCTGATCAAGTCTCTGGTAGGCGATTATCAGATCGCCTTCGGGATTACGCTTCGGCTTGTATGGCAGTACGTAAACGGTCATAACGCTCATGTGCGTATGGATGTGTGGATGCTGGACAAGCTTCGTCCCAACGACGTCGCCGGCGTGCCAGCATGGGTGATTGAAAAGGATTTTCGGTTCCGGATGGATCGCAAGCTGGTCTTCTTCCATACCGTAAGCACCGAAGTCGTCAAAGAGACTGCCAAGGCTTTACAGATCCAGTTTAACGTTTATGATCCTGATGACTTTGACTATAAGAGTACCCGCACCGTATGGGTAGCCAAAAGTGTCATGGTCAAGGACTAGGAGGAGAGCAAAATGACAGAAATCAAAGAAGCGGTAAAAAAGCTGCGCAGAAATATGGGCATGACCCAGGATGAGTTTGCAGAGCAGACAGGTGTGTCCCGGCGCACTCTGACGAGAATCGAGAACGGTGAAGACTCAAGCATGGATGCCCTACGTAAAATTGCAAACAGTACGGGTCAAGAACTTGACCTCGATTTTGGCGCACGTGTCCCAAAGTTCGACCTAAGCAAGATCAAGAAGACGACCAGGCTCACTGCTACTATGAAGTATCAGACTTACGCTTTCGATTACTTTGATGAGCTGTACAAATACGACAAAGACTTGTACAGCGCTGTAATGGCTGACCGGGCAGCAAACCCCAAATCCTACTATCAGGCTCTACTTGTGTCCCAGATCGTGAAGGCAGAGGGCTTTGACGATGAGGCCATGGCATACGCTGACATGTACTTTGCTTATGGCCGTGACGGTGCGCTTGAGCTGGCCGTCGAGAAACTGATGTTTGACTACTTAACTTCCGAAAAACATGAGGATGCCCATTCAGAGGGCGAGCCTGATGAGTTCACGATGCTAAAGACTGGTGTCGGTAAGCTCGTCATCGCCTTTAAGCGTCCAGACGATGATTTCAAAAGCCCGTATATCGAAGTCCGCGTAAACACAATACTGTAATTGTGGAGGTGTATGCCATGCCGTGGGAGTACAAAAAAATCGATAAAAGCCTGATCCGCCACGTCTATGAGAAGGTGATAAAATTACGCGTTCCAAGCATAGAGGCATGGGTGTGGATACCTCGAAAACTGGTGCAGAAAAATGTTCGAACCGGGCAGATACGAATTGCCGTCAATCCTGATTGGCGGTATAGGGGCGAGTCGCTAGGGGAGGCTGTAGAGATGTCGGGAGAGAAGCTACTTAGCGAGCTCGAAAAGCAGAAGACTTATGTTGATATTCCGCGGGTCGAGCGGTTTCATAGAGCGCCTTATATAGGGACGTGGGAGGATGTGAAAGTCGATGACGAGCTTAAGCGTTAAGCAAAGCTTAGCTATAAAAAAGCTAGAAAAACTACGTGTCGGTGCGCTCTTTATGGAGCCAGGGACTGGTAAGACTCGAACTGCGCTAGAGCTTATAAATGGGTCAGAGGCTGACTGGGTTCTATGGGTGGTGCCCTTCTCCACTAAAGCCAACCTCCAAAAAGAAATCGATAAGTGGGGATGTGACAAGCCTTACGAGATTATCGGTGTGGAAACCATTGCCCAATCGGATAGGCAATATCTGGCTTTAAGGGAACGGCTAGCGGAAAAAGAAAAAGTCTTTATGGTGGTCGATGAGTCCCTTAAGATTAAAAACATCGCTGCCAAGCGGACTGAGCGAACCATTGAGATTGGGAAAAGGGCCTACTATCGGTTGATCCTTAATGGGACTCCACTAAGTCGCAACGTCCTTGATTTGTGGTCGCAAATGGAATTCTTATCGCCGAAGATCCTGAAGATGAGCTATCAAGAATTTCGCTACACTTTTTCGGACTACATCGAGCGTCAAGATGAAGATGGTCGCTGGAGCTATCAAATAATGCGCTCGAAAAATGAACAGTATTTGTATGCTTTGATAGAACCATACGTCTTCAATTCGCGGCTTAAAATTGGCGTACAGTCGAGTTTTTTGGAGATCCAGTACGATTTGACCAATAAACTTGATGCCTACTACTCCAAAAAAGAAGAGATGCTCCAGGATTGGCGAGATGACGCTAACTGGTTTTTGCGGATGACGCAGGCTATGCAACATGAATACACTCTTGACGATCAGAAGTTCTGGCAGATTAGAAATTTGGTTGATGAAGATACGGTAATTTTTTGTAAGTTTGTAAAGGCCCGGGACTATCTGGCGGAGAAATTCCCGCAAGCTAAAGTTTTGACCTATGGGACTGGCGCTTTCGGCCTCAATCTTCAAGCTTACAAAAAGATGATTTTTTGGGACAAGACTTTTGACTATGCTCAGCTTGAGCAAGCGCAACGGCGAATCTATCGCGTGGGCCAGACTGAGGATGTTCGCTACTACATGCTGACGGCTGACGTGGGGCTGGAGCATCTTATCGACACGAACATCAACAAAAAAACTTCTATGCTTGACGCTTTCAAGCTTGCATCTGAGGAAGGAAAGGGGCGTGAAATGGTTGAAAACCTATAGTAATCAGACAGTTTACGAAGCTAGCCAGGAGCGCTTAGCTTATCTTTTTAAAGAGTTCGAGCACGTGCTTGTCGCCTTTAGCGGCGGCAAAGACAGCGGCATGCTGCTGCATATGGCATATGACTATGCTACTAAGCGTGGACTAAAGAATAAGCTGGCATACTATTTTCTTGACTACGAGGCGCAGTATCAAGCCACGATGCAGTATGTGCAATCGGTTTTTGACGATCTAGCAGACGTGCAAAGGTTTTGGCTGGCACTGCCAAACTCAGTGCCCACCTCGACATCTGCCACACAAGGCTTATGGGTGCCGTGGGAAAAGGATAAGCGAGATATCTGGGTGCGGCCAATGCCCGTAGCTGACTATGTCGTTAATGAAGACAATGTTCCCTGGGACTACACGCCGGGAACACGAGACTATCAGGTGCAAGATGACTTTACTGCCTGGTATGCTGACGCCTACGGTAAGACGGCCGCCGCAATCGGAATCCGAGCAGATGAGTCCCTCGATCGTTTTCGCGCTATAAAGGGACAGCACAAGGTGAATGGCTATAAGGACACAAACTATGTCATCAAAAGGTCTCCGAACCTTGCAAACGCGTATCCTATTTATGACTGGCAGACACGTGACGTTTGGATTGCTAATGCAAAAAAGGCGTGGCCATACAACAAAATCTACGACTTATACTATCAGGCAGGCTTGCCTATCGACCAGATGCGCGTCGCAAGTCCATTTATCAGTCAGGGTATCGCCACACTGCGCCTTTACCAGGTGATCGAACCGGACACTTGGGCAAAAATGGTAGGTCGGGTAAACGGCGCAAATTTTGCCGGGATCTATGGCGGTACCACGGCAATGGGGTGGAAGTCGATCACTTTGCCAAAGGGGATGACTTGGCGTAGCTACCTAGCTTTTTTGCTTAAGACGCTACCGAAAGACGCCCGCGAAAATTACGAACACATATTTGAAACCTCGATTAGTTTTTGGCGAGACAAGGGTGGCGTGCTGGACGATCAGACGATCAAAGAGCTACAGGACGCAGGCATCCACGTCAAAGTTGGCAAGAAAACAAACTACCGGACTACGAAAAAGCCGGTGACTTTTGACGATTATCCCGATGACGCGCCGGTGACGAATTTTAGAGTCGTCCCGTCGTATAAGCGGATGTGCATCACCATTATGAAAAACGATCATACGGCAAAATATATGGGGTTTGCACAGACCAAGGCACAAGTGGAAAAGAGGAAGAGAGCCATTGAGAAATACAGCAGCATCCTTTAAATCACCAGTTTATGGCGTTCAGGCTGTGCCGATCGAAAAGGTGCAGGCAAACTCATACAACCCTAATCACGTGGCGCCGCCAGAAATGAAACTGCTTTATGAGTCCATTAAGGACGACGGTTATACGATGCCAATCGTCACCTACTACCTCGAAGACGAAGATAAGTACGAAATCGTTGACGGGTACCATCGCTATAGCGTGATGCTGACGCACAAGGACATCTATGAGCGTGAAGGAGGCTTGCTACCAATTGTGGTGATCGACAAGCCAGTAGAGGACCGTATCGCATCCACAATCAGACACAATCGTGCGCGTGGCACTCACAGCATCGAGTTGATGACTAACATTGTCAAAGAATTGAAAGACGCGGGGATGAGTGATGCCTGGATCATGAAAAATATTGGTATGGACGCAGACGAGCTGTTGAGGTTAAAGCAAGTCAGCGGTCTAGCATCATTGTTTGCAGATGAAGACTTCAGTAAAAGCTGGAGTTAGCTATGGCAAACAAGGTAAACCTTACAGGCCAAGTTTTCGGCCACCTAACGGCAATCAAGGACAGTGGCAAGCGAGCTCGTCGCAAAGACGGGTCGTCAGCAGTTTTGTGGCTGTGCCAGTGTGATTGCGGGAAGCAGACCTATGTGGCGACTAGCTCGCTTACTACAGGCCAAACCACGAGCTGCGGTCATGTCAAGGCCGCTAATCTTGAGACGGGCGCCGATCACCACGCTTCGATGCTTACTGACAAGGTACCAGCCACTAGTCACACCGGGTACCGCAATATCTCGATGACGTTTCGTGGTAGCCGGTGGCGCTATAGGGTCGCAGTGACTTACGATCATCGCCAGCACGGAGGACTGAGAGACACACTCAAAGAGGCCTTGGAACTACGTGAAGAGCTGCGCGCTAAATACTGGCCTGGCTACAAGACGCAAAAATAGCCCCGACGCTAGGTCGAGGCCGATTCATTGGGAGACAGCCAGGGTGATCAGCCCTGACGACATATATGTTCGCTAGCCGGAGGGAATTCCCCTTCGGCTATTTTTGTTCGCCGTAAAAAAGCTCGTTCGGCCGCAGCTTCTTCTGGATTAAGTTGCCATTACTAGGCCAGCGATCGCCGACGAAGCCATAAAAGTTGAAGGACAATCCATACTGCGAGCGGATTGCGCGAATGACTTCCTCGAAGTGGTCGAGATCTAAAGAGATGGAGTGTAGCGGAATCGACTTGAACCGGTGGTCACGGGGCTGATCCTCGAAAAAGAAGTGTATCTGTCCGTCAATCGCCACTTTGGCGACGCGGATCTGATATATGTGGCCGTGGAGTCGCTGGAAAAGGGGCTCGATCCTGGCTAGGATAATCGCCGCATCATTCATGCTGCCACCCCTGGGACCGCCAGTGTCAGTGCTACCTGCTCGTCGATTGTTAGCGGTCGCCCGATCACGCGAGGCAAGTCATCTAGCAGCTTGTCTGGTTCAAGTGATCCGGCGCAATCTCGACCACGTAGCGCCACCATGCCGCGATGGTCACGGTCGCGCGTGAGCTTATAATCGCCAATTGTGATTGGAAGTTTCATACTATCACCTCGCCAATTATTATACGAACGCATGTTTGCTTTTGCAACATAAAAATAGTCCCACTTGGGGACTAGGAGCGTTATTTATCTTGCGAGTGCGAGAGACTTTTTGACCAGATTCTGACCAGATTCCAACAGATTAAACTAGATATGAACTAGCAGACGTTGCATTTTTATAAAAATGTTCTAAAGGTGTAAAGCCAGTGATATCAGGGCATTGAGGCATATGGGCCGCCACCACGTTTACACTTTCCAGGCTAATCCGTGTTTTCCCCGCACATGCGGGGGGTGATCCCTAAGCAAAGTCATGGCTTACCAAGGCACTTCTTATCACCACTTCCTGCCGCGTGAAAAATTTCACGCGGTTTTTTGCTATCGTCTGCGCAACGCGGTAAAATATACCCAACAATCTTGTCACTCTTAGCGTCGTTGCGGCGCAGACGAAAGGTACGGTTATGACTTATAAAGATGATGGGCTAGCCTTGCACACTGACTTCTATGAACTAAATATGATGTATACGTATTGGAAGCAAGGCATCGCAGAGCGCAATGCGATCTTTGAGGTGTACTTCCGAGACTTACCATTCGGCAGTGGCTTTGCTGTTTTTGCCGGCTTGGAACATATGGTGGAATATCTGAAGGGGCTTCAGTTCACGGATTCTGATATTGACTACCTCAGCGAAGTCACAAACTATCCTCAAGCGTTTCTCGATTATTTGCACGATCTGAAGTTTACGGGGACCCTGCGTTCCGCGGTAGAAGGCGACTTGGTGTTCAACAATGAGCCGATCGTGCAGTTTGAGGGCCCGCTGGCACAAGGGCAGTTGATCGAGACGGCCATTTTGAATATGGTCAACTATCAGACTTTAGTGGCGACGAAGGCGGCGCGGATCCGCGCGGTTGTCGGGAATGATCCGCTGATGGAATTTGGTACTCGCCGCGCGCAAGAAACCAGTGCGGCAATGTGGGGCACGCGTGCGGCGTTCATCGGGGGCTTTAATGCGACTTCCAATGTCCGTGCCGGCAAGGTGTTCGGGATTCCGATTTCCGGGACCCACGCACATGCTTTAGTGCAGGCTTATCGTGACGATTACGATGCGTTCAAGGCTTACGCCGAGGTCAACCACGATGTGACGTTTTTGGTCGATACTTATGACACGCTCCGCTCCGGGGTGCCTGCGGCGATTCGTGTCGCTCAGGAGATGGGCGATAAGATCGATTTCCAAGGCGTGCGCATCGACTCGGGGGATATGGCGTACATTTCCAAGCGTGTCCGCCAGCAGTTAGACGCGGCAGGCTTCACCGATACTAAGATCGTGGCGTCTAATGATTTGGATGAAAATACGATCCAGAACTTGAAGATGCAAGGCGCAAAAATCGATACGTGGGGCGTGGGGACGAAGGTGATCACCGCGTACGACCATCCTGCTTTAGGCGCCGTCTACAAGCTGGTGTCGATCGAAGACGAGCACGGTGAGATGGCGGATACGATCAAGCTGTCAGCCAATGCCGAGAAGGTTTCGACGCCGGGCAAAAAGCAAGTTTGGCGGATCACGCGCCATTCCAATGGCAAGTCCGAAGGGGACTATGTAGCCTTGGCTTACGAAGACATCGCCAACCAAGAATCACTGTACATGTTCCATCCTAATTTTACGTACATCAACAAAACGGTGCGGGACTTCGACGCGCGGCCACTGTTGCGGACGATTTTTGACCAAGGCAAGCTGGTTTACGACTTGCCTGCGTTGGTCGACGTCCGGGAATACGCGATGCAAAGCGTCGATTCGCTGTGGGACGAGTATACGCGGGTGTTGAATCCGCAAGAGTACCCCGTCGACCTGTCACAGGCGGCGTGGGACAATAAGATGTCGATCATCAAGCGTATCAAGGAAAAAGTCAACTGGCATCAAGCCTAACCACGAAGGGTGTGAGCATTGCTCACACCCTTCGTTGCGCCGTGGATAGCTGCGGCGTATGATAAAACAGAAGAAATGAGGAGGTCATCACCCATGCGTCCATTACAAGCAGAAATTATCCAAGCCTTGCACGTTCAACCTAAGATTGACCCGCAAGCTGAGATCCGCCGCAGTGTCGATTTTTTGAAGGCTTACCTGAGCCATTACTCGGGTTTGAAGAGCCTGGTATTGGGCATCTCGGGCGGGCAAGACTCCACCTTAGCTGGTGCCTTGGCCGAAAAGGCGGTGCAAGAGTTGCGAGCCGAAACCGGTGACGACAGTTATCAATTTATTGCGGTGCGCTTACCTTATGGCGAGCAGGCTGACGAAGCCGATGCCATGGCGGCGATCGCCTTCATGCAGGCCGACGCCACCACTCGGGTGAACATTAAGCCCAGCGTGGATGCGATGGTGGCGGCTGTCGAAGCCAACGAGTTGACGGTCACTGACTTCAACAAGGGAAACATCAAGGCGCGGGCGCGGATGATCGCGCAGTACGCCATTGCCGGTGCCCATGCCGGCGTGGTGGTCGGGACTGACCACGCCGCCGAAGCCGTCACGGGATTTTACACCAAGTTCGGTGACGGTGGCGCCGATGTCACGCCATTATGGCGGCTGAATAAGCGCCAAGGGGCCGCGATGCTCAAGGCATTAGGGGCGCCAGCGCACTTGTATGAAAAGGCGCCGACTGCTGACTTGGAAGAAGAGCGGCCAGCTTTACCAGATGAAGTCGCCCTAGGGGTCTCATATCGCGATATCGATGATTACTTAGAAGGTCAAGCGGTTAGTGAGACCGCCGCCGAGACGATCGAAGGGTGGTACCGCAAGTCGGCCCATAAGCGGCACTTGCCGATCACGGTATTTGACAATTTTTGGCAAGCATAAGCAGACAAAAAAGCCTTTGTCGACGAGTCATCACGTCGACAAAGGCTTTTTTGATGGTGGTGGCGTCTAAAAAGGCATATGGCACAACAAAGACACGTCAGGTCTCCCCAAACGTGTCCCGGGCGATTCCCCAAATGAAGAGGCGCGGTTGCCAACCCGCGAAAATCTTTGAATACGGTGCCTGAGTTTGCACTCAGGACTGGGATAACAGCGGCCTCACGCGGGTTGATCCCGCCATGAGGGTCGTACTACCAGATGTCTCGCCTGTGCCCGAGTCTTTCCAGGCCATTTTCAGGATCTATCCCTTAGCGCGTGTGGAGGCCGACAAGGATCATCGACTGGTACCCCCACCGGTACAGACTGGGAAAGCATATGGAGTGGCCACCACCATACCCAACTGTATAAGCTAAGGTCAGTATACCAGCTTTTACCGAGAATGGAACCCCTTACGTAAACATTTACATAACATTTACAAAAAGTAAGCGAACGTAACTTCATCCGCCAGAATCCACCTTTTTGCTGGCGACCGTTGACAACCGTCCAAAGACTAGGGTACACTACTAATCGTTGTTGTTCGTAACTATTACGATTAAGGAGAAGAGTTATGCCAAAAACAGATCTAGCGACCGCTCGGCGGCAGATGCACAGTCCAAACATCAAGACGCGCAAGCATGCGTTGCGACTCTTGCACGAAGCGAAGCGCAACCAACAAAAGGCGCGGGTGGCAGGACGTTGATCACGATGCGTGCGGTTTAGCCGCACGTCTACATAAATGGGGGAAAAAGAAATGCAGTTCAAACGTTGCGTGATTGGTTTAGTCGCGGGATTAGCATTAGGCGTGGCAATGATCGGGAATCGGTCTGTGGCGGCGGCCAGCAAAGACGCTGACATTCAAGTTGTGGCGAGTGTCGATTTTTACGGTGAGGCGGCTCAAGCGGTTTTGGGGGATCATGGCCAGGTGACGTCGATCATTGATCAACCGAACGTCGATCCGCATGATTATGAACCGACGACGAAGGTGGGTAAGCGCGTCGCTAAAGCCGATGTGGCGGTGTATAACGGCGCAGGTTATGATACTTGGATGACCAAGTTGCTTAAAGGCAAGCGCCACCACACGGTTAAAGTGTCGGCGGCTAAGGTCGTCGGGGTCAAAGACGGCGAAAATGAGCATATTTGGTATAAACCGCAAACCATGCCTAAAATGGCAAATGCTTTGGCAAAGCAGTTTGGCAAACTAGATAAGGTGCATAAAGCCGAGTATCAGAAAAATGCGCAAACTT